CGACACCCTTAACGAAATCCATGACTTGGTCATCAGTTACGATACCGCTGTCAGCAAGAGACTTGCGAAAATCCCTGACAGCAACATCTGCAACCCTGTAGTCGTCGGTCAGCGTCTTGAAATAGCTGACCAACATTCCGTCTACGGTACCAGCCCCATCCTTTGTTTGAAGAGCCTCAACGAAGTCTGCAAAGATAATGAAGCGACCGAGCCTCTGCTCCGCCACTTTTACTGCATCGACGGTGACTGTTGCGTTCGTTGTCATGCGAAGTCCTCACGAAGCTTGAACTTCAGCACATCGTAAACAGTCTCCCGCTCGCCAGTGCTTCGCACAACTTCAATCTCGCCTTCGTAATCACCAGCCTCAAGGTTCAGCGCCCCGGTGGCCCAACTCAGAACGGCCTCTCCATTTGCGGCGGTTGAGGGGTTGATATAGGCAGCCCGAGAAAACAGCACCACGGTCTCCCCAACGCGTCTGAAGTGCATTGTCACAGTGCCACCAGTGAGATTGATCGGGGTGCCAGTCTCTTGGTTGGTGAGCGTCAGCTTGATCTGCGGGCCAGTATCATTGCGAACCAATTTGATTTTGTCTGCCATCAGATTCTCCTCATGCGAGCGGACAGCGATGAACGGGTATACCCATGCACAGCCCTCTGCCGTGCCACATTGATCGCGGCAGAGTAGATGCTGTTATTCACGACAGCCGCTTGCGGATTGGTGTAACTCTTCCCGGGCTGCAACTGCAAGCGAGACTTCGCTCCAGCAACAATACCTTCGAAGTAATGCTCGCTGATCTGGTCGTCTATCAAAAGAGACGACCGGGATGGCTTCACAGCAACCCTCATTGCAACCACACGCTTCTCGGTAAGACTCGGTGTTGGGATCAGGATGACTTGCTTGGCATCGAACTGCGTGTACGTGGTTGGCGTAGACGCAGCCTTGATCGACGGATTGAATGTTGCCGCCGCATCCAAATTGTCCGGAGATACCGGAGACAGCTTGTTGGTGTTGTGCCAAAGGGCCATGATCTTTACCGGAACATACCCAGAGTCAACCTCAATGTCGTAAGCGTTCACCCCGGCAATCGTGCCAATAGGGTCTGCGTTGATTTGCAGGATGAGCGTCTTCTCGCAGAAATCGATGAGCGTGTTACGAATCTCGTACAGCGCCACGTCGATCAGGCACCCCGGTGCATCGACCATCACTGGCTCAAGGAAATCTGATTGTTTTGCCATGTCTTATTCCACGGTTGGTTTTGCCTTCGGCTTGCGCTTCAACAGCGTGGTTACTGCTTGCTGTATACCAACGCTCTCATCAGCAGCCTCTACAGGCGGGGTAACGGTAGGTTCTTCAGGTTGGCTTTCATCGACGACTTCGTAATAGCCAAGCTCAAGGAGCTTCTCGTCATAAACAATTTGTTTGCCAGTGTTTTTATTGCGCAAATACTTCATATATACCTCGATAGAAAAAGGGCGGGGGTTATAAGCCCCCACCCCTTATTGGTTACGCCTTGACAACAACAGCGTTGATCAGAGCTTCCGGCTTCACAACCTTGTAACCAAACACATTCAAACCACGCATGATGTTGCCGAAGGTGGATTGAGCGCGAAGGGTCTCAACGTTGGTGATCTGAGAAGCGAAGGAGATCGCGTCATTGGTGCCAGCCATCACATGGTCGTTGCCGCCGGTCTTCGGCAGGTTGTTCGACACGTAGACCGTGAAGCGGTCGATCATGCCAATCTTGCCGTTGCGCAGCGGGGTAACAGAGTCACCAGTCAGGTAAGCCTGACGCAGTTCCGAACCCTTGATGATTGCAGCCATCCAAGCCGGGATAACCATCCAGCGACCAGTCTCCGGCACGTTCTGCTCGTCAAGGGCTTGGCCCATGTCGAGGATCAGATCCAGAACCGTGGTCTTGGAGCAGCCACGCGGAGTGGCGGTGGTACCAAGATTCAGGTTGCCAGAGATAGCGCCAGCGGTAGCGCCCTTGTTGGCGGTTGCAGCGCCAGCCTTAACACCATCCAGAACCATGCTGTCGATAGCAATCTTCATCTGCTCGGATGCGTCGTTGGTGAACATGTCCATCAACTTTACGTCAGCCTGAGTAGCGTCAACATCATCGACAACCACACTGAAGTACTTACCAGAGTCGATCAGCAGCTCGACCGGGGTGCTGGTCGGAACTTCGCTGGTCAGGTTCATGCCCTTCGTGTAATCACGAATGGTGATGGTCGGGATGGTGCGGATCTTGACCTTGTCGCCTTGGCCTTTGATCTCACCTTCCCAGTCGTTGTTGGTGATGTCACCAAGAACGGTCGACTTGTAGAACTTGACCTGAAGCTTGCCGCTCCACAGCTCGGGGATAAAGTTGCCAGAATACTGGGTGTAACCGGAAGAAACGGGATATGGCATTTTGATACCTCTTTAGAAGATCGATGGCATTGCTGTTTTAGCGAACACGCCCTTCAGCGGATGCCATCTGGATTTCAGATTCGATGGCAACTGCCGATTCATCAGAGATTTCTCCACGACGATATGCCGCGTAGAACTCGTTGATCTGACCACGGGTCCAGATTCGTTTCCCCGGAGGGGCCGAATCTATTGCCGATGTTTCAGGAGCAACTTGCATCTCCAACGAACGGTTGGCACTTGCCACCATCGTTTGGTTGGCTCGCTTCCATGCAGTAAAGAACGCGGCTACGCGGACCGCATCTTGAGATTCATGAGCAGTGGTCAACATCTCCTGCCGCTCTTGGCCAGTCAGCTCGTCACGCTCTGACAACCAGCGATGGAAAGACTTGTTATCGTTGATCGCGACCCAATCAGGGACGATTTCTCCGAGGCGTTGGTAGTAATCCACCGACATGCGCTTCTGGGAATTCTGTTCGAAACCCTCGATACGAGCTTTGAGCGCGTCGATCTCTACATCCTTCACTGCAAGCTCCTCTCGGGCCGCACGACGGATCAGATCAACAAGGCTCTCACCGTATTCTTGAATCTCTTCGTCTTTCACCAGACGCTCAGGAGCCGGTTGACTCTTGATACGCTCAAGTTCTTTCTCAAGCTGGTTCAGCTTGTAACGAAGCTCGCGCTTTTCTGCCGCCAAGGCAGGCACTTCAGCGCTGTACTTACCGGTCAGAATCTTGTAACGGTTTTCCCAAGAGTCTTCATCGACCCCGCTTTCAATGGCGGGGGACTCTTCTTGAGAGCCGACACGCTCTTGATCATCTGGGAGACCAGCCCGTTGGGACGGGGCTGGATCCAGATCAACAGGAGCTTCCTGATCGGGTTCCGAGCTGGTTAACTGTTCGCCTGTGGACTCCTCTTTCGAAGAATACATCTGGGCGTACAACTCATCCGCCTTTGCTTCAGCGGCCAATACTGCTTGTGGTAAAGCCATAAACATCTCCATGAGCCGCGCACGACATACCCGAGACATCACGGTGAGCCTCCGTGGTCGCGTGGTCGGTATTCAGGGTTTGGTACGTAAGAGAGCCGTACCGCTCTTTGGGCGAATGCCCTACCGTGATTTGTTAATCACATCACGAGCAGTGGCGACCTTCAGAAGAAGATCTTCAACAAGCTGTGCCGCTCCTTGGTTCCAGCGTACAAGAACTTCATCTTGGATTCTGGTTGAGTCGGTATACAACTGCTGAAGGCTCGCATTGAGCCAGCCGGTTACTACAATGAAATCTTGGTCACCCTCTAAACTTGCCAAGGCTGACAACACTCTCGGGGACGGTTTCACTAGCATGAGAAAACTGTACCAGAAATGTTTGCGTCAACAAGCCCTATCGGGTCTGAGCTTTATTGCGGTAGTCATGAACATCCAGACGAGTTTTACCGCCAGCGGCCTCGCGGAACGCATCACGGATGTTTAACTTCGCATCGCTCTTGGCAGGCTGCGCCGCAGGGGCCGCCTTGGCAGCCGGAGCAGCGGCATCAGCCTTAGCAGCCGGAGCAGCAGCCTTGTCGTCCTTCTTGGCCTTCTTGGCCTTGGCATCAGCCTTGGCATCAGCCTTGGCATCAGCCTTGGCATCAGCCTTGGCATCAGCCTTGGCATCAGCCTTGGCAGCCGGAGCAGCAGCAGCCGGAGCAGCAGCAGCCGGAGCAGCAGC